GGTTATCGAGGCGCGCTTTAGGCCCCTCATATGGAAATGTAGGGTCGGCGGGCATTTGCGGAGCAGTGCCACCAGCGGGGCCAATGGTCACAAGGCTGCCGTCATCCTGACGCTCTACAATGTAACCGTTAATAACGCGACGTTCAGCCATTAGCGTAGTTTCCTTAAATTCTTGCGGACGTATTTTCTTGTTTCTGCTGGCATATTTTGAAGCCAGTTTGCGCCATGCTTCTGGACAGCGCGGTCAACAGCGCCGGGGCCTGCGTTGTAAGATGCCCACATCTTCGCCAGATCGCCGCCGCTGCGTTCTTCCATCTTTGCCCGATATTCACGGCCTAAACGGTTCATATCGGCTGCATCATTAGGATTTGCGGGGCGTAGGCCGAAACCGGGGTCGCGGGCCGTTTCAGGCATAACCTGCATTGCGAAACGCGCGCCTTTTGGCGACGTCACAGGCCTGCCGTTCACATAGTCGCGGTTATTGCTTTCTGTTGCCGCCGTGATTTGGTCTAACTTACTGCCCGCGAAAGCCACCAGTGCCGTTCCCGACACTGCCTCCCACTGGCTGGCCTTTATCCCAATCGTCAGGCGTGAATGTAGGAAGCGGGCCTTGCGCTGTTTCTACACGGTAGAACTTGCCATCAGGGCCTTGGCGATATTCTGGCTTCATTTGGCCGTATATCGCCTTATCTTCGTCAGATAGACTTTTATACCAGTTGAAGTCGTTGATTGTGTCATTGTTGATCGGCCTCGGATTAGCGCGGTCATACTCGGCTTTCCATATGAAGTCTTCACGCTCTGCCTTGCGCTTGGCGATGGCTTCCTGCAACCGTGCGCGAATTTCCGCGTCCTGCTGCTGCATCTGCATCATGTGGGGGATATATGTCCCCTCGCCGCCACCTAAACGCTGCAATGCGTCACCAATAAAGCCGACAATATGCCTGCCTGCCTGCCCCGGCGCAAAGAAACCCGGCTTTTTGGTCATGGCCTGCGTGTTAGGATCCATTGCGCCGACTTGCGGCTGCGGTTGCGCCATTGGCGGTTGCATTTGACCCATGCCGGGTATTTCACCAAACATGGGTTTACGCTTCAAAGCACCGAACATACTCATCATAGCGCTCCATAGTTCACGGTTGCATAGCCATCAATCACAGGGCCAAGCGCATGGGGCCGCAATTCAGCTACCTCATGTGCCATTACACCCCGTTGACGACCTTCCGGCATGAACGCGGCAATCTGGCCTTCAATCGGCAGATAGTCAAAGTCATAGATGCCCAAACCATCCTCAAACTCGCCAACCTTCTCGACATTGGTCTTTAAGCGGATGTCAGATGCAAAGCCACCCGATGCCCAACCGGACAAGCCAGCGCCTGCGATACCGCCGAGGATGCCGCCTAGACCCTGCTTTTGTGTCGTGGTCTGTGTGCCATAGCCGCCCGAAGCGTTGCGGATGTTGCCATTCAATGCGCCAACGCCAATCCAAGGCAATTCTGCGGCATTGTTGAGCAAGCCTTGGCTTCCACCCATAAGTTGCTGCGCTTGGCCTATTGCATCATTCTGATAGCCGCGTTCCTGCGCATAGTTCTGGTAGCGCAACTGGTTTTCAGAGTCCGCAATCGCTTTCGCCATAGCGCCTTGCCCATAAGCCGAACCATAGCGGCCTGCGCTGGAATAGCGTGAGGCTACGTCATTGGTGGCGTTCTCGCGGGCCTGTCCTGCAATAGCGTCAAGCCAAGGATTACCAGACAGATACTTGCCCGAAAGCGTATCGTTGACCAGGCTTTGCGCGCCTGCAATGCCCTGTTCTGCACCGGGTGCAAGACGTCCATAGGTGTCCATCTGCATGGCCGAAAACTTGTTGAGCCCCGGCTGCTGCTCATCAAACACTTGGCTGGCCTGTTCCATGCCCTTGACGACATACGGCTTCACAAACGCCAATGGCTCGTTGACCGTTTTAGACTTCGATTTACCCATATTTCAGTTCCTTGACCATATCTTCACCATCTTGAACCCAGCCCCATTTGAGCAGGTGCCTAAACCAGCCCTTGCGTCCCGTTATCCGCATCTTTTCCATGCCGACTTCGTAGGCAGCGCGGCCTATCGTATCCAAACAAGGCTCAAGCCTGTTTAGAACCCTGCCCCCGCAAAGCCAAATTTCCAGAATATTCCCATCCTTGCGGCTAACCAATGCCGCTCCGTCTGCAATCCATAGTTGCGCGTTCTGTATCGCAACCGCGTCTTCTACCTCTTGCCATGATCCTTCAAGCAATGCAGGTTCCAGCAAGTCACGGTATAACCCGACACGCCCAAGCGGGTCATAGCCTACAATCATACTTCCTCTTCATTCTCGCGCAATGTCTGCGGGCGTCCACCGGATACCGGACTACCGCCCACCGTGCCGCCAGCTTGTCCCGGCTGCGTTGGCGTTGTTGTCGTTCCGCCCGTTGAAACCGTGCCGTTAACAATAGTCTGTGCAGGTGCCGTGGGTGCCTGTGTTTTGGTTCCGACATAGTTCGGGATAAGGAAGTTATCCGTTGATGTTGGTGCGCCTTGGCTGTCGCCTAGATAGGCATATAGTTCAGGAAATGACGTTCTTGCTACCTCTGAACCATCACATAAAAGAAAGCCCGGAACCGCTGTTGATAGGGGAAAGTCTTTTAATTCACCGACGCGGGTCGGGTAGTCCGTTGCCAGCATCACGTTACGCACACGGCGGGTTAACTCGTTGATAGGTGTGCGCAGCGGTATTGTGCTGGCATAGGTTGTTTTCGTGGCAATGAAGGTAAATACTTCGCTCATCTGCCGAAGCCTGCCGTGCCGATAAACTCAACGCCCGTTGCATAGTCCCATGTTGACGAAAGTGTCAGCGTTGGCCGTAAATAGCGGGCATGGACGCGGGTGGGTATTTCGCCCGATGCTTGTAAGCTGTTGAAGCTGGACGTTGCGCCGCTGTCACCTAGCCTGTTACGCTCCAGAAACCCTATCGATACACTTGCCACCGCATCGGTTTCAGGCCGTGAATAGCGCAGCCGTGTGCGACGGCCTTGAAACAACTCTAAATCCGTCCCTGTAAAGGTTGCCGCCATTGGTGCGCCAGTCAACGCGCCTAGCGTGTAAGTGCTGCTGAAAATGTAGAGCAGCGGATCGCCGCCCCTAAATTCCAGATCGTCCAGCGAAGGCAAGCCAGCGCCGTCAATATCCGCATCTTCCGGCATATCCGGCGCATAGTCTTCATCAATCGAAATGGACTTTGTGACACCTGAGAAAATGATGGGAGAAACAACAGGGATATTAAACCACTTTTTGAATATCCAGCTATAGCCCCACATCTTGTCCGGCATGGCTACCAGCAAATGCCCGTTGATCGGGTCAATTGCGGTAGACATTTGCGACCAGTCCGAAACATCGTAAAGGTCCGCAAACTCGCGGTCGATCCATTCGCGGCCAATCGGAACGGGCTGTTGTCCATCCCACATCATCCAGCCTTCATCGGACAGGAAGAAGCCTAGCGTTCCCCATTGCGCTACCGAGTGAACAGTGACGCAGCCGATGTTGCTGGAAACCTCGTTAATCTCAAAAATGACGTTGCCGCCAACATAATCCATGCGGCAAATGCGGTCGCGCTGCAGGATGATGCCAAATTCACCCGACAATATGCCGTTAATGCGTCCACCTGTCGGCAGGATGTTAAAGTCCGACTGCCGCTGGCCAAATGTCCACCACTCGCTGTCATTGATACCGGACCAGCCCATATAGGTGACGTTGCCGTCCAAAATACCGCCAACAAGGAAGTCCTTAACCACTGCCAGCGTTTCAAACTTTGGTGGGGTGCCTCCAAGCGGGGACACATTGCCTGTTACAAGGTCAATCTTCTGCATGGGGTCAGTGCCGTTTGTGGCTACCGCGATGCCGCCAAACTGTGCAAACCGCCATCTGTTTTCTTCAAACAGACTATAACCGGATGCAAGTGACGTCCAGCCACCCGACTCCGCTTTATATAGCGACGTGTTATCGCCTGCGATGATGTAGTTAATCCCTTGGGCAGAGGTAAACGATGCACCGCCCTTGGGGGCCGCTGGCAATGCCGTATAAAGCGCTGCAAACTGCCCAATAGGGCGGTAGCCGTTCTCTAATGGATATGCGCCACTAGCGACCGTCAGGAAGCCGTCAGCGCGTGACTTCGCTTTGTCTGGGGCAAGAGGCCCTAGCGCCCAGAAAGTCAACTGAAGGCGCTCATAGGACGCATGGTGGGGTTAGCACCTGTCCGCATCTTGACGCCCTGCTCATTCAGCATGGCAATGCCATCGTTAGCCGTCGCATTCCACAAGCCTATGCGTTCATCATTCCAGCCGAAAGCCTCGCCCGCCGATAGCGAACCAGCCAAATAAATATCAGGGTGGTTTGTCAGTAGCCAATTGGTCGCATTAGACGCCAAGGCAGGGATCTTGCCATAATAGGCCATGTTAACCGTATGATTGCCCGAAGGCACCGGCGCGAAATAGATTGCCGTCCCAATAATCGTGTAAGCAGTTGGTGTGCCAGACTCCGCACTTGCGCGCACGGTCCGCAATTGATGCGGTGGGAAATAGTCTAGCGGGCGGTCAGGATTTTGGTCCAGCCAGATCGAACGCATTTCCAAAAAGCCCGTAGGAAGTGCAATGCTCTCACTTGATGCCGTGGCAGAGGATACCACTTCCATTTCAGGCACACGCAATTCCCGATTGAAGCGCGCCTCTGCCAGCGTCACAAAATCAGGGATAACAGATGTCAGGCTGGTATCTTTTAACCAGTTGCCGATTGACGTCTGCAATTCGGTGTAATTGCTTAATGCCATTAGACCCAGCCTTCCGTGGTCCTGATTTTGCGCCAATCAGGATCGTTTAGTTTCTTCCATACGCGGTCCGCATGGTCGGGATTGAAAATGTCGATGCCGTAGTCTTCAAGCCATTGGGCGATAACTACAGGCGGGAAGTGCGCTACATGGTGGTGGTGGCTATCGCCCTCGTCCTTGTAGCCCGAAAATTCGTTGCGAACCTTGCCGCAGATGTCGAGAACCTTGGAAACATCCTGTTTGGTTTCGATTGAAATAGTCTCGCCGTCATGATGGAACCAGCGTTCAACGCCCGTTGCATTATCGCGGCTTAAAAGTCGTTTCATCATAGAAATAAAGGGGGCAAGTTTCCCTGCCCCCTCCCCCGTTTAGGTGTTCTTCTGGACGTCGGTGATCAGGCAGTGTGCCTTTTCGTTCGACACTTCGAGCGTATATTCCGTAAGGATTTGACGCTTTTCGGTGTCGCCAGACTTGGCCAGTTCCCACGACTTCATGGGACGTGCGATAGCCAACTTGACCTTTTTCGGGTCATAGATGATGGCATCAAGCGAACGCATGAAGGTCTGCGGAACAACGGTCAGTTTTCCGAAGTTGCTCAAGTAAGCATCCGCACCACCGACAATAGTGGCTTGCTTCTCGCCTACTTCATGGCGAAGGTCCGCAATACCTGCGAAAGCAGAAAAGCGGGTCTTCAGTGCAGCAGGCAGCATCATGACCGAAGGACGTGCGCCGTTGTCGAATGCCAGTTCCATCACATCGTTGATGTGGCTTTCCTGAAATTGACGAAGCGCGCCGTCGATACGGGCAGCAACCAAACCAGCGGTCGAGGAGCCGAAGCCACCCGATGCGCCAGTCGAGCCAGCCGACAAGTTGCTGGTCAACCATGCGGTGAAACCAGCCGATTGCGAAGCAGCGGTATCGTTACCTGCAATCGAAGGCTTGTTGGAAAGCATCTGCTTTTCCATGTCGCGCTTCAGTTCCAGACCCTTTAGGATAACCTGATAGTCCATTTCCGAAGCACGGCCCGCCTTGTCGAAGGTTTCAACCGAACCCGAAACAGTCGCGGTTTTATCCGAGATCTGGGTGCGGTTGTTGACGCGGACGGTTGCCGTTGCGGCGTCCATCGTGGCGTCGTCGCCTTCAATCACCGCGTTATCATCAGCGGCAGCGGCCAAAGCCTGCGTCTGCCATTCATGAATGCGCTGTGTGGCCTTGCTGCGGCCAATGGTGGAGTAAAACGGAACTTCCTCCCGCTCGGTGCGGTCGATAATGTCCGAAAGGTCTTCGCGGATGCCCTTAGCGTCGTATGAGCTGAAGGTATTGGTAGGCTGTGTCATTTACTTAACCTTTTCAATCACTTAGTTGCGTAACAATGCAACGGCGTCGTCAATCGAGCCGCTGCGTTCGAGACGAGCAAGGGCGGATTTGCGTTGGTCCGCAGACATTTCAGCCTTTGTCCGGCCTACGCCGGGGGCTGCAACCTTGGGGACGGGTTTCGCTTTCGCCGCTTCTGCATTAGCTATTGCTGCGTCCCATCGGCGGGCCTTGTCTAATACAACCAAGTCGCGTGCCATAGCTTCTGACAGTTCGCTGGTATCGTAACCAGTTTCATGGCCGTAAGCGTAAATAGCCTGCGCGAGTTTTGGCCCTTCAACAGGGTCTGCAATCTCTGGGAGCATTTCAACAAGCCTTTGCTTTTGTTCTTGCTCAAATTTTTCCCACGCCTCCTTCTCTTGGGCCTGCTGCTCTGCCGCTTCCTGTTGGCGTTGATGCTCTACAACCTGCCATTGCTGGACAGCCTGCTTATACATCGCATCTTGCCGCAGATATTCGACGGGGTCGCTGTCGATTAAACGCGGGTCGGGTGCCTGTGGGAAATTGCTGAGAAGTGCCTGTTGATATTGGGCGCGTTCCTGCTCAATCGCTGCTTTGGCGTCGGCAATTGCCTTGCGCTCGGCAGCTATTTCCTGAGAGATTTTAGCCGTATGCCGTTCGCCTTCACGAGCCAGCCTAGCAATAGATTGCTGCTGTTCGGGAGGGAG